TTAGTCAGAGATCCGATCCTTGCTGAGCTTGCCGCCGAATGCCTGATTGACCAGCACGTACACGGCCTGCGAGACGCCCACCACTGCGGCGAGCGTCACTCCCCATGTCGCGTGGTTGAAGCCTCCGGTAGCGCCGACGGCGATGACGCCGAGGATGATGGATGAGCCAAGGCTTACCAGTCCGACGTAATCGCCTGGGATGTATTTCTTGAACGCCTGCACCAATGCCGGTGCGACGAGTGCGACGATCGCGGATGCGAGCGCCGTTGCGTTGGAGATGTCCATCTTGATCCTTTCCAAGTGTTGTAGATATGACTCCCGCAACGTTTACGTTGTGGGAGTGTTTTATCAGCGGAGCACCTGGCCGGGGTGGATGACGTAGGGGTAGCTGAGGCCGTTGCGTTGCGCGGCCGCCTGCCATCCCGACGGGCCGTAGATGACCCACAGGCTCTCGCCTGCGGTGACCACGTGCGAGGTAGTTACGACATGGGCACCGACACTAGAGGCGGTGGACCCGCCGTAGCAGACTTGCTGACCTGGCCAGATGCGGTTGATGTTGCCGCTGGGCACGCTCCACGCGCTGGCCGGCGTGCGGCCGGTACGGCTGGCGATCGCGCTCATGGTGTCGCCGGAGCTGACCACGACGCAGTAGCCGGTATTGCCATATGGCGTCGTGACGCCGCTGCCGGACAGTCGCCGGTTGACGATGGCCATGACCGCCGCATAGTTGGATCCGAGCGCCTGTCGTCGTGCGGGATCGTTGCCGAAGTCGCCGCGGATGGTGCGCGTGGCCAAGGCGTCCAGGTCGACCGTCGGAGCTGTCGTTGGCTGTGGCGTCGGCTTGACGTTCGGCAGGCTCGCCGTGCCCTTGTCGTTGGGGTTCGCGTACTTGCGCCATGCCGCGCGGTCGCCGCGGAACTTGTTCAGGTCGAGGCGTCCTGACCAGCCGCTGAGACTGCCGTTGGACGTGTACTGCCTCATCACCTCGCCGCGCGCTCCGATGTTCCACGGGGCGGTCTGGTAGCCGGTGACGAGGTTCGTGGCGTACTGTGCGATCCAGATGCCGCAGTTTAGTTCGGTCTCCATGCCGGCGACCTGCCAGTACCCGGAGTCCATCGTGTAGATGATGGGGTTGACGCCTGTCAGTCGCTTGACCTCGCGCGCCCAGCGGCGCGGCCACTGCTTGTCGCCCCATGCCGTGTTGTCCTGCGCCTCCCAGTCGAGGATCAGCACGCTCTTGTGCACGTATCCGCGCACGTTGTCGACGAAGAACCGGGCTTCGGTCTCGGGGTTGCCGCCGCGCGCGTAATGGTAGACGCCGGTCTCCTTGCCGCTGTCGATGGCGCCGGCGAGCTGACGGTTAGCGTCGGTGTTAACGCCGTTGGACAGGCAACCACCGTACACGCCGCCGGAACCCCATGTGGTGCCGACGATGACGAAATCGGCCGGCACGGTCGCGGTGTCGATGCCGCACTGCCAGTTCGAGATGTCGTACCCGTTCATGTCGGCCATCGCGGCCGGCGCGACCGCCATGGATATGGCGACCGCGAGCGCGGTCAGTAGCTTGCGCCATTGTCGGCGTGGATTCATGCGCTTGTGTTTCGGCTTGCCTTTGTTGAGGATGTTCAATTCCTCTCCTTTCCTTTGTCCGTACCGTCCGCCTTGTACGGACGGTGTGGAAATCTTTTGAATCTTTCAATCTGTGTTCTCGATATGCGCGTCACGTATGTCTTGGATCATCGAGGTTCCGGTTCCATTGCCGCCCAGACCGTGGTAAGCGGCATATATTCGTTCCGCGCTTTGCTTCAACGGAATGCTCGCAACACCACCTGCATCGACCATCTGATGGTGCAGAGCCTCGAGTTTGCAGAACAACAGTTCCCTGACGCCCTCATGCAGTGGATCGTGACGTTGGTCGACCTTGCTCAGAATCCAGGTGACGAACACGCCGCTGCCTCCGCTGCCGATGATGGCGATAACGATTGCGACGATGGTTTCCTGGCTCATTGGGAATCCTTCCGAAAGGAAAATCCCACACGTGGCTACCGTTGGAAGCCGCGATAACCACGTGTGGGATTTTGGAGGTTGAAATGTTGTTGGGAACGTTTGTGAATGAGGTCTGGTGGCCCTCCTGCGGGAAGCTCCGCGAGTGCACGAGGGTGGGCTACGAGTCGGCCTACCGCTGCCACATCCAGCCGAAATGGGCTGGCGTCGACATGGAGTCGATCACCGCGAACGACATCGAGGAGTGGCTTGGCTCGTTCAATCAGGCCGGCGCCGCGCGCAAGGCGTGGGCCGTGCTGCGGGCGATACTCCGACTCGCCTATCGCAAGGGAGTCACCGACAATGACGTGACACGTCGTGAAATCAGACTGCCGCACCTGCGGCGGTATGAGCCGCGCGTGCTCGACGCCAGACAGGTAAGACGGCTGCTCAAAGGCTTCTACGGTCACGCGTTGGAAGCCTGGTTATTGGTCTCCGTCTGCGCGGGACTGCGCCGATGCGAGTCCGTCGGCATTGAATGGGCCGACTTGGATTTACGCCGGGGAACCGTGACCGTCAAAAGGTCAGTGCAATGGGTCGCTGGACATGAAACGGTCACCGACCCGAAGACCGACCAGAGCCGACGGACGGTCGCACTACCACGGTTCGCAGTCAAACGGCTCGCGCAATTGCGCCACGGCAGAACCGGCAGGCTGGTCGGCGATCTGAACGCCAACCAGGTGGCAGCTCATTACACGTCATGGTGCCAACGCATGAAACTCCCCTGCGTGCCGCCAAGGAACCTCAGGCACACCTTCGGCACTCTGGCAATCGCTGCGGGAGCCGATATCTCAGTGGTCGCACGACAACTCGGTCACAGCGACATCAAGACAACCGCCCGCTACTATCTCCGCCCCGATTTGTCCGTGCTGAGAAGTCTGCAGCGGGCATGGGAGCGGCTCATTATCGGGGTCGCATAGCTTTCCGTAACCCAGACGCTTATCACCTGCCAGTATGGCAAGGTGACGGGCGTGAAAGCCGGGAACGTGGCGCAAATCCTCGTGGAATGGAAGAGCGCCGCCACGGCATCATGGGATACCGGCAATTTCGGCGTCCTGCCGGCTGGCTGGCGTCCATTGATTAAGACGAGGTGGGCGTACAGTGGGCGTGACGGTAGCAGCCAACGAGATTTCACCATACTGCCGGACGGCAAATTCACCTACAGGAATCTTGGTGGCAGCCAGAACGGAGAAGGTTTCATCACATCCGCCTCGTACATCACGGCCTAAACCGTCGCGACCGGGAACGATACGCTGCCGACATGCCATGTGTTTGCGGGAACGGTCACATCATACGATGTGCGGAAGTAAACCGTGCTTCCCGCAATGTACAGAAAACGATTCTGCATCTGACTGCCCTGAAAACTGTCCATGAAAACGCTGAAGCCCTCCAGCTTGGCATTCACGTCCATGCTTGCCAAAGGCACACCATCCCACGCCTTCTTCTCGAATTGGCCTTTGTTGACCCACCGGCAGTAGACGGTCGCCAAGCCATTGACAACGCATCCACTGACTGTGAATTCCGGGTCGGAGGTCAGTTTCGTGAAACGAATCGGGGTTACGGAAAGCTAGCGGATTGGGTATGTGACGGTTCCGACGCACTGTTGGCTACTGCCTGTCGAACCGAAGTTAGCAATTCGGATGACACCATTCGCTTGAACAATCAACATTCGCGCGGTCTGACCGTTGGACACGCAGCACATGCCGTTGACTTCAACCGGAGGCCAATACTCTCGCGGCAGAACGTACTTGCACTGTTTCGCATCCCAACTGCCAGCACCAATCGTGCCGCTGAACTTCACGAATATCAACGTTCCGGTTTTGATGACGGTGAACCCTTCGCCGTCGTACAGGGTTACGGAATCCCACAGCTTCGACATGGGAGGCAGCTGTTTGATGAGCATGACCGGCGTGCCTGGCGTGATCCCGCTGATCGGGATGCGGGCGATCGGGATCCACACCGTGCCGGAGGCCGAGTGGATGCTGCCCGACGGGACGGTCGGATCGGCGGCCGTTCCGGTGTTTGGCGTGCCTTTGAGCACGGCGATGGCAGCGGTCTCGATGTTCTGACCGTTCCGCGTGTATTTGAGACAGACGAGGTCGTTGCGGTTCCGGCCGCTCACGCCGCTTTCGATGGTCGCGGTCTCAGCCTCGGTGACTCGCGCGTATCGTCCTTCGACCACGAGGTTGAGGACTGGGATCAGCGCATGGTTGGCGTCCTGCATGGTGACCGCGGGGAATTTCCCGTCAGCCCCCTGCAGCAGGTAGCTGCCGTTGCCTATGACCCCGGCTTGCATGGCGCCCATGTCGCCGCTGGTGATGTGCGGTGTGCCGCCCTTGCCTGTGATGAGCGTGGTGGTCATGTCAGTCCTTTCCCTCGGTAAGCCATGCCGTGTAGGCCGCGTCCTGCGTGGCGGCGAGTTTCTTGAATTCCTGCTGGCATGAGGTGCATGCCAGCGCCTCCTGCGTCACTCCGTCCGCGGTGGTGTGTTTGATCTGGTGCCAGTCGCTCGACGTGCGCGGATCTCCGTCGGTGAGGTATGCGCTGTCGTGGCAGCGGTCGCATGTGTATTTGGTGATGTTCGTGGTTTTTGCCATGATGTTCCTTTCAGGCGAGTCTTTGCCAGACGTGTCCGCCGATGATGGTGTGGATTTCCTTCCATGTGCCGCCCTGGTCGTTGGGGTCTCCGGCGACGCACCAGTAGAGCGAGCCGATTGGGTGTGCGGCGAGGAAGGATGCCGCTGTCGCGCTGGATTGCGCGGTGATGGTGCCGTCCGGGCCGATGGTGATGGTCGTGCCATCGGGTTTGACGCCGCCGAGGGTGGCGGTGGATGCCACTGGCAGCGTGTACTTGTTCGCGCCGGACTGGATGCCGTCGAGCTTCTTCTTGTCTGCGGCGGCAAGGAGCCCGTCCGCCGATGATGTGGCCTGTGCGACGGTGATGGCAGCCGTGTCGTCGGTGCGGGTCACTGTGACGGGAGCCAATGCAGTGATGTCCAAGACTCGCGCCTGCGCCGCGGCCAACGCGTTCTGCGCCGTGGTGGTGGCCGTGTCGGCTTTTACGCCAGCCTGTTTGGCGAGGTCTCTGGCGCCTCCGATTTCGGCCGAGGCGTCGGATGCGGCCTTGTTGGCTTCGGTGGCGGTTTTGCGGACCGTTTCGAGGTCGGCGGCGGTCACATCGGCGCTGAACGTCCAGTTGGAGAGGGTGAGGCCGCTGCCGGCGTAGTAGGCGTGGCCGTCTCCGGAGCTTGACCCACCGCCGCCGGTCTCGCCGGTCGATTCCGTGGATGCGGTGGTCGCCTCGTAGGTTACGGTCGAGATGCCGTCTTCGATTTTGATGATTTTTTTGGTGATTTCGGCGGTAACCTTGATGCCGGTGGTGTTGTCGCGGCCGGTCACGGTGTCGCCCACGTCGAGGTCGATGCCGTCGGTAACGTCCACGTCGATGCTGCCTGTATCTCGCAGCTCCTGGAGCTTTGTCTTGCCTTTGGTCTCGAGTTCGGCGGCGTCGGCGTTGCTGAGCTCGTACACGCTTGTGCGCTCGTCCGCGCCTTTGATGGTCTGCGTGTGGCTGAGCGTGCCTTTCTGGTCGGCGTACCAGTGGACGACGATCCTGTCCTTGAGTTCGCCCTTGCCGAGGCAGATCAGGTGGTTGATCGGATGCGAGGCGAGGGTCGCGTCGAAGTCGATAAGGTCGGAGTCGATGAGGTCGCCGGCGGCCGTGATCGGCGGCGCGTCGACCGCCACGCCGTTCTGCGCTGCGGTGATGCGCAGCCGCAGTCCTGATGCGCGCAGCATCTTGGACAGGCCGCTCCACGCGTCGCAGTACCGGTCGAACTGCCAGCGTGCGGTTTTGGACGTGCCTTCCGTGACGGTGATGATGTCCTGCAGTCCGATACGGGAGATGACGGTGCGCAGGAGCGTGCCGATCGTGCCGCTCATGGTCAGGTAGTCCTTGCCCTTGTCGGGTTCGAGGATCTTCGAGGCGAGCAGGCCGTGCCAGTCGCGCCCGTGGTAGGTCAGCTCGCCCTCGCCGCCGGTGACGCTGGTCTTCACGTCGTCGACGATGCCGCCCCAGCCTGTCCCGTCGACCCACCACCGGCATCCGGGCTGCAGACGTGCCGGGCATCGGAGGTCGAAGTCGTTCTCCCCCGACCCGTATGCCAGGTCAAGCGTCCACGAGGCGTACGAGCCGGACGGCGTGCCGTTCGTGTCGGTGACGATCAGGTCCATGGCGGTTCGCTCCTCTCTTCGATGGCGGTCAGGTCGAATTTGAATCCGCCGGCCCAGCTGATCGTGCTCGTGCCGGGCGGCAGCGGTTCGAAGATGTAGGTACCGGATCCGCGTCCGGTGCCTCGCACGGCTTTGCCGAAGAGGTTGGTGCGCAGGCCGGTGTCCGAGATCATCGTGACGGTTCTGCTATCGGAGGCCGCGTCGATTTCAAGTCTGCTGCCAGCCGGTATGGTCGCGTCGACCTCGTACCGGTTCGTGCCGATGATGATGTACGGGTTGACGCACGGGCCGAAGATCGTGAGCCTCACCGGCTGCGGCATGCCGGTCGCGTTGGCCACGGTGTCGAGGATGCTCATGCCGGCGTAGTCGTGCGGGTAGTCGTACGGGCAGTCGAGGTCGCCGCCGGCCTTGTCGGCTCGCGGGTCGTGGTGTTCGGTGGTCCCGCGCCGCCACACGCCGTCTGCAAGCACGATGGTCAGCTGCGTCTCGACCATCGTGGGCGTGATGGACTGCGGTTCGCTCTTCGCGATCCACGCCCTGGTCTCCCATTCGCCGTCGGCCACGAGGGTGCCTGGCGTGCCGGCGGCCATGTCGGCGTCGGCGAGGCGGCGCAGCAGGTCGAGCGTGGCGGTCGAGTCGTGGATCTTCACGGCGACGGTCTCCTCGCGCGCGCCGCGGGTGATGCCGGTCAGGCCGCGTGCGCCGATGCTGTAGTCCCAGACGCGGCCGCGCAGTCCGGCGAGCGTTTCGCCGTACAGAGGCCCTTCGAAGCTGATTCGCTCACCTGTGGCGGCGCACACGTATTCAAGCGATTGCACTTCTCACCTTCCTTGCGAAGTCGCGGTCCCCTATCGTCGGCGTACACCTGGCGATGATCGATCCGAGGTCGTCGTGCAGCGATTCGACGGCCGCGATGAGTTCCCGCAGATCGCCGTCGCCGGCATTGGCGCCGGTGCCGGCCGTGACGTTCAGCCTGCCGGTCTTCGACCAGTCCGCGTCGGAGAGGCTCATCGTGGAGACGAGCGAATCCATGGAACGGCTGACCACATGCGCGGAATCGTCGATGCCCAATGCCATGCCACGTCCGACCATCACGCCGACCTCGTCGCGGAACACACGCGACGGGGAATTGATGCCCAAAGCGTTCTTGGCCTTGTCCACCAAGCCCGACAACGCGTTGGTGATGCTGGAATACAACGAGCCGACCATTCCTGTGATGCCGTTGATCAATCCCTGGATGATGTTGCGTCCCGCGCTGACGAGCCAGCTTCCCGCGCCGGACACCGCGCTCCGGACGGTTCCGCCGATCCTGCTCACGACGCTCCCGACACGGCCAACCATGTTGCTTACGGTGCCGACGATGCCACCCCAGACGCTCGACACAATGCTTCCGACGCCATTCCACAACGCGGCCCACACGCTCCGGATTGTCGAGCATGCGGCGGATACCACTCCGCTGACCATGCCGATGCCGGCGGAGACGACGCCTTGGATGCCGCCCCACACTGCCGACACGATGCCCTGGATGGCCGACCACGCGGCGCTCCAGTTCCCGTTGACGACCGCGAGCGCCAGTTGGATGATGCCTTGGATGACGGCGAGTGCGGTGCTGATGACTGTGGCGATGATGGTCCATGCGCCTTGTACGACGGTGGATATGGTGTTCCATAGTCCGTTCCAGACCGTGCTGATGATTGTGACGGCGGTTTGGAAGATGGTTTGGATGTTCTGTATTCCGGCTTGCAGGAGTGGTGTGATGGTGGTGATGAATGTTTGGATGCCGGTGATGATCGCGGTGAGCGCGGTCATGATGATGGGGCCGATCGTGTTCCAGACGTTTTGGAGGACGGTGGTGATGAGTGTCCATCCGGTTTGCCAGATTTGTTGGATTTGGCTCATGGTCTGGGTGATGAATATGGCGATGGCTTGCAGGATTGGCTGGCATGCGGTGCTGATCTGGTTCCAGATTCCCATGAACCATGTGGCGAAGCTGTTCCAGAGTCGTTTGCCCGTTTCGGTTTGGGTGAAGAACCATGTCAGTGCGGCGACGACCGCGCCGATGGCTACGACAAGCATGCCGATCGGATTCGCATCCAAGGCAGCGCTGAATGCCAATTGCACGACGGTAGCAGCCTTGGTCGCCGAGCTCCACGCCGATTGGGCGGCCTTGACGATATTGAACGAGCTGGCGAGTTGCTTCAGGCCGCCCGCCGCGCTTCCCACGTCGGATAATTTGCCGATCAGATCGAATGCGGCCGTGGCGGTCTTCTCCACGCCGGAGGCGGTCGCGGAGATGGCCTTCAGTCCGCCGGAAACCGTTTTCAGCCCGGCCGATACGATGTCCCAGCCCTTGACGGCGAGCAATGCGACGGCGATGGCTTTCAGGGCGCCGGACACCAGCGCGCCGTTCTGCTGCGCCCACTGCCCGACCGACTGCAGCCAGCCGCCCACGGTCATGAGCGCGCCGGTGAGCGTGTCGAGGACCGCCGCGAACCGCTGTGCCGCCAATCCCGCCGTCTGCCCGGAGTTGTCGAAGCCGAGCGCCTGCGATGCGGCCGAGACGAGCGCCGTGGCCACCGATGCAAGTCCGGTGGCGAGGTTCGCCAGCGCATGCAGGAAGGGCTGGAGAGCACCTGTCTCGATGAACGTGTTGACGAACGTCTTCGCCCATCCCGCCGCGTTCGACAACGCCTGCGCGACCGAAGCGACCACTCCCGCGAGCGCGCCGGCGGTTGTGGAGAACATTGTGGCGGCTTCGCCGCCATTGTTGAGTCCGCCTATGAGTGATGTGATTGCGTTCCAGAGGCCAGTAAGTTGGCTTTTGAGGCTGGCCGTCGCCGAGGCGAGCATCTGGAAGCCGGGGATGTTGGAGATCGTGTCGCCAAGGTTTTTGAGTTTCGCCTGTGTGGCGGGTATCGCGTTCTCGAGACCTTGTTGGAGTGCCGCTCCGACTTTTTGCAGGGTTGGTGTGACGGCTGCGGTGAATGTATCGATGAGTGGGATGGCTTGGTTGAACAGGCCGCGTAAGCCGTCGAGGACTGGTGTGGCGGCTGTTTCTCCGAGTCGGCTCAACGCGGCTTTCACGTTCGCCAGGGCGCCGGTGAACGTCGTTCCGGCGCTCTGGGCGGCGCCGCCCAATCCTTCCTGCATGGCGTCGGCGAAGGTTTGGAAGTCGATCTTGCCGTCCGAGACCATGTCGGACACTTCGGCGCTGGTCTTGTTCAGATGCTTGCCGAGCATCTGAAGCACAGGGATGCCGCTCGACATGAGCTGGAGCATGTCGTCGCCCTGGAGCTTGCCTCGCGCGGCGACGGAACCGAAGATCGTGCCGATGTCGGTCAGGCTACGGCCGCTGATCTGCGCAGTGTCGGCGACGGTCTTGAGGACCTGTGTGAGCTCGCCGCCCTCCTTGACGCCGGAGGCGGACAGGCTGGCCGCGACGGTCGCGGCGTCACCCAATCCGAACGCGGTGCCCTTGACGGATGCGAGCGCGTCGTTCATGATCTCGGTGACGCTCGCGCTGTCGTGGCCGAGGCCTTTGAGCTTGGCCTGCGCGTTCTCGATGTTGAGGGCGCGCGTGAAGCCGCCCTTGGCGGCCAATGCGGTGATGCCGCCGGCGAGGGTGGCGATCGCGACTGTGCCGACCTTGCCGATTTTGCCGAACGCGCCGCCGATCTTCGAGATGAGGGTGTTGGAGCCTTTCCTAGAGGCTTTGCTGACGGCGTCGCCGATGTCGCCTTCGATGCTTTTGCCGAATCCTTTGCCGGATGGTTCGACGTGGACGTATGCGACGCCGATGTCCTGTGCTGCCATCGTGTTTCCTTATTCGTAGGTTGGGATTCCGATGGCGGTCGGAGTCAGAGGTCGTCGTTGATGTGGAAGTAGGCTTTGAGCCGTTCCCTGTCCTCGCGTTGACGGCGGGTGAGGTTGTGCGTCGGGGTTGGCGGGCGGAGCGGGTCGTGCTCGTGGTCGAACCATGGGCGTTTGCGTTGTCCGGACAGCGTCCAGACCGCCTGTTCGGCTCCGTCGGGCGCGTAGACGGCGTCCTGCAACGCCATCCACGAGTGGCTCGTATGGTCTTTGAGGATTTCGCGGGTCAACGCCCAGGCGAGTCCCCAATCGACTCGTGGACGTTGGCCTTCAACCCATTCCCGGAAGCGTACGGGCCTGTAGATCTGCCCGTACGCTCGGATCCAGTCGTAGGCTAGTGCCGCGCGATTGTTGTTCCAGATGTGGGCGAGGTAAACGCTTTTGGGTCCAGTCCGGATTCCTCGGCCCACGCCTTGATGGTCGCGGTGAGGTAGGCCATCGGACGTTTGGTCTTGCGCAGCACGTTCCAGAAGTTCGGCTGCATCGTCTGGAAGTAGGCGAGGAACGTGCTCACGCAGGCCGTGGTTTCCTCGTCGGACAATGCGGGCTTGCTTTTGACCAGGAGGATGGCCTGGACGAGTTCGATGGGCAGTTCCGCGTTGTTGAGGTTCGGCAGGTCGAGTTTGACGCCGCCGACCTCGAGGTGCACGTCGGGTTTGAGCTCTTCCGCTTCGGTCAGGTCTACGTCCACGACATGGTATTCTTTGTCGCTCATGTTGGCTCCGTTCTAATGGTTGGCGGTTGAATGGGTGTCCCGTGCGGCCGACCGCCATCGGCCGCACGGGAAGAATCAATGAACTCACTTGGATGAGTCGGTGACGAGGCCCCATGCGTGGAACTGCTCGCCGTTGGTGCCCTTGAGCATCTTGAACGTCATGCTGAAGTTCATGATCTCGCTGGATTTCAGGCTCACGTCGTCACGGTCGCTCACCTTCGCGTTGGTGCCGTACAGGAGGAACGGACGGTCCTGCTGGTCGAGCGCGACCAGCACGAGGATCCACTCCTTCTTCAATCCGGCGCCCTTGACGCTGATGCCGCCGTCCGAATCGACGTCCACGTCGAAGTAGGCCGACACCACGTCCTTGCGGCCCTCCATGGCGGCGAGCTGCAGGGTCCAGTAGCCCGGATCCGTGTCGGATAGGACGATGTCGCCGTTGTGGGCCTTGTAGTCGGTGTTGTCTCCGGGTTCCGGATGCAATACGGCGCCGTCCTCCGTGGAGTAGCCGATCGGCTTCTTGCCGGACGGTGGTGTCCAGTTCACGCCGGTCGGAGCCACGAACGTGCTGTCGCCCTTGGGGAACAGGAACAGCGCGTAGTTCTTGATCAGGCGCACGTTGCCTGCGGTGTTGCCGCTGGACACGTACCCGTAGTCGGTCGCGCCCTGCTCGGCCTGCGCGCTGGGCGTGGATGCCGCCTGCTCGACGGCGGTGGTTTCTTCGTTGCTGTCAGACATTCCTGTCTGCACCTCGCTTCCGTTCTGCGTGTGGCGGCACGTCTTTGCTTGTCTTTTCTTGTGTTTTCAGTTCAGGCGACGGATACCTCGAGCAGGAGCACGCCGTACGCGCACACCAGTCTCTTGTTCTCGTCGGTCATGCGTACCGGCCCGGATTCCAGTGAGGCGTCGATGAGCGGCGCGACGGTTCCGAGCCTGATGATCTCCCTTGCGATGCTGGCCCACAGGCGGGCGGCCTTGTCCCAGTCGCCCGTATGGTCCTCTTTCATGCAGCGCACGCTCAGCCGCAGCCGCACGTATTGGGAGATTGGGGTGCTCATGCCCTGCATGGAGTCGGCCAATGTGGCTTCGGTGAAGGGCGGTTCGAGGTCGTTGCGTTCGATGGTGTCGAACGCAACGTCCGGGAACAGCTCCCGCAGCCTGGGCAGGAGCAGCGGCTCCGTGCGCCGCGGGGTGACGGGGATGCTCATACGCGCATCCTTCCGAGCGTGTCCTCCAACGTGCCGTGCGCCTTCTCCACGGGTGCGGGGCAGAGGATGGCCACGCCGTTGCGGTTCGCGCCGTTATGGTCGCGCACCATGCAGCGGCTGTCGGTGACGGCCTCGTTGGCGGCGTCGCGCATGCGGTCCCGCAGGGTCTCGTTCTTCAATACCTGTTGGCTGAACGCCTTGCGGTTGAACACGAATCTGCATCGTTTGGCCATGGCCTATCCCTTCCGTTCGCCCACGGTGAGCACGTCGCCGACGTGCCGTCCGCGGACGTTGCTCCACACCTGTGGGACGCCTTTGACGGGCAGGAGTAGGCCTCTGACTTTGATCAGGTCAGAGGCCTGGATGCCGGATGGCTGGCTGCCGCGGATGTGGATCGTGTATTCGATGGTCCGTGGATTGGCGTTCTCCTCGACCTGGTCGGTGGCGGAGACCGGCGCGACCAACGCCTGGAACGTGCCGACACGCGAAGGCTTGCCTTGGATGGGGTTGCCGTCCGTGTCGGTCGTGGGCTGGCCGCGCCACACTTCGATGGTTTCCACTAGGACGTCTCCCCCGTTGCCATGTCGACGCTGAACGCGCGCTGAGCGTTGATGCCAAGGATGCGTTTCTCGTCGTCGCGCAGCCAGAGATCGCCGGTGGGCGCTCCGAAACTGTATTGTTCGCTGAAGCTGCCGGTGGTCTGGTTCATCTGCGTGATGCCGCCGGGAATGTCGTACGGGTCGGCCTGCATGATTCTGCGGACGATGTCGCAGGTGATCTTCGTCAACAGTCGCGGCCGTTCGTCGAGGAGCCGCCGCCAGTTCGGGGAGCGTTCCTTGATGTAGTCGGTCACGTCCGCGAGATGCGTGTCGGCTTTCTGACGTTCCTCGTCGGTGAGCTTGTGCCATCTCCGTTCGAGGTCGTCGGAGGTGGCGAACATGTCCGGTTCGTCCGTCATGGTCACTTCTTGTCCGGCAGCTTGATCACCCCGGAGGCCGCGAGGCCGGTGATAGTGTCATCGAACTGTTTCGCCAAAGTATTGAAAGCCGTGACGAGCTTGTCGAATTCATCCTTGGTCGGAGTGGCTGCGGCGGCCTTGACGATGTTGCCGTCAACGTTGCCAATCGTCTCTTCGGGCGCGAACTGCTTGATGCCGCCGAGGGTGTCCTTGCCGGCCTCCGGCAGTTTGTAGGCACCGGAACCGGCGGAGAAGGCGGTGCCGTCAGTGTTGACAAGCCGCACCTGCGCGTCCAACGGGCCGACAGTGTGCTTTTCCTCGCCTGCGGGGTTGATCACAAGCGTCTGGATGGGGAAACTCATCGTTCACCTCACTTGGTCTTGAGCACGGCGAACGCGTTCGGGTCGATGACGGCGAACGCGTACATCGCTTCGGTACGGTATGCGATCTGGTTGTGGGCCTTCAGGTCCACGCCGGTCTGGTCCGGGTCGCCGTAGGCGATAATCTCGCTGGTCAGGTCGCGGACCATGCCCCATTTGATGAGGCTGAAGTCTCCCATGAACGCGAGCACCTTCGTCGGGGTCGAGGCCAGTCGTCCGTTGACGGTGCCAGAGGTCGCGGCGGTGATGCCGTCCAGGCTGCCGGCCTGCAGGTTCAGCGGAATCTCCGGATAGAAGCGCATGCCGGTGGAGGGGACGCGCAGCTTGCGCAGACGGGACGCCCAAGTCTTGGACAATGCCACGCCGTTGATGTCGTAGGAGTCGTTCAGCGCATCGGCCAGGGCGTCCACGTTGCTGATTTCGTCATCGCCGGCGATCACCTGCACGGCGGACGTGCTCAACGGGTTGAATCCGGAAAGCGCGGTGCCGGTCTTCGGGTTAATCGCATGGTAGATCACGTAGTCGAGCGCACGGCCCAAAGCGGCTGCCTGATCCGCCTGGATGCTGCGGATGATCTGCAGCTGGTTGTCCTCGTCGGCCCACTGGAGTTCGCTCGTGACGCGGGTGGTAGTCTGCACCTTGAAGCGCTTCGCCACGACGGAATCCACGGTCTGCTCGTAACTGTTCTTGACCGCGCCTTCGGCCACGACCTCGGCTTCGCTCTTGCCGTTGAACACGAGGTAGTCGGCGTCGGAGAAGATCTGCGGCGTGCTGGGGCTCAGGGACGCGATGGTGCTGGTGTCCTTGGCCTTGTTCACGATTTCGGTGGCCACGCTCACGGGGAGCTTGATCTGGTCTGTTTTCATCGCCATGATGGCTTGTCCTTTCGGTCGGTCGGATTATTTGCCGAGGAGCTGGTGGATGTACGAGAGCTCTTCGGCGTCCTTGTTGTTGTTCTGGTGCGAAGGAGAGCCTGTCTGGTTCTTCACCCTCGGCGGCTTGGATGCTGGATGCAATGCCGCTCGCAGGAGGTCCGCATGCGCTTCGAGTTCCTCTTTGCTGCCGCCGCGGAGCAGTTCGGCCGGAACGTCCTTGTCTTTGGCGACTTCGGACACCCATTCGGCGTGCTGTTTCTCGGCCGCGGCGTCGTCGATCTGCTTGCGCAATGCGGCGTTCGATTCCTTAAGCTTGTCGATTTCGCTCTTTCCGGCGTTCTCCATCTCGTCGAGTTTCATGGCTTTTGATTTGAGCTCGTCGTAGTCCTTGTACTTGCCGCGCTCCTTCGCCAACCTTTTCTCGACGATCTGGTCGACCTGTTCCTGGGTGAACGATTTCGGCTCGCCGCCGTCGCCACTATCGCCGGAACCGCCCTCGTCCCCGCCGCCGTCGATGAGACGGATACGGGCCGGGAATCGGAATCTGTTGAACATGCTGTGCTCCTTCTTGCTGTTTCCCGTGGATTCGAGTTCGACCGCGCCACGGTGCGCTGTATGGTCCTCCCACGCGATACGGCGCATGGTCGCCGCCAACCTGAATGGCTGGCCGAGTGGTGGATGCAGGATTCGCACCTGCGCGGCTGTGAAGCGCCCGAGTTACAGTCGGGTCCGTTCGTCTGCTCCGGCAATCCACCGAAATCAATGGTTTTTGGTAAAATAGAAGTACCGGAGGTCCCGTGCAGACTTGAAATAATAGCCTATTCGTGCGGGAGTGCCTCCGGGTTTTTATTGCAGCTCGATTTCTCTCATCCCGTTGTTGTCCAATAGGAACAAACGTCTGATCTTGTTTTTCTTATGCAGCGCGTTATAGCGGGAAAGTTGCGTCACCAGTTTCTCCGGAGCCGAGTATCCAGTGAGATCCACAATGAATGCATCCTTCACGACACCATGCTGCTCGGCTTTGGATACCGCTTTTGAGATGTTCTTCGAAATGGATCCGTAGTCTGGGCGTTTTTGCCGAGATGACTTAACCTCGCACTCAAGGTCTTGCTCAATCCATTTCAAGTCATTCGTCGATTTGTGCCCCAAAGTATCGCGTGGAATCCATTCGTAATGCTGTCCGAGTGACTTGAAATGTTCCAGGAACACGATTTCATGCATCTCAAGGACGTCTGCGTCTACTGGGACGCCAAGCGCCTTCTGCCTTCCATCCCATCCTTTCTTGCTTAATGATTTCTCGTCGCGCATGCCGGTGAAATCATGTTCGACTTTGAAAGACGCACGTTTCTTCGGCATGATCCCGTCGCTCAATTGCTTAGGGAACTTATGACGCATAACGAATGTGACGGCATTCGCGTCGGCCGAATCCAACTTGATTCCGGCTTCCTCGGCGGAGGACTTCCAATTCTTTCCCAATGCGTTGCCGTTGATGGCTTGCACGGCCTGATCGTACATGGCTTTATACTTCGCTTGGTCATAGCCGAAGATCTTGTCCTTGCCCCAGCTGCACACGGGAATGCAACGGCATTTGCCGTTATGGAAAGAGCCGCCGAAGTCCGCGCTTTCCTCACTGGTGTATGCGAATCCTCGGCTGGCGAGCATCACGCAAAATGCACAAGGATTGGAGCCTCGTGGGACGCGTGCCCATCCAGGATGCGTCTCGTCGGCGTCGCGGTTGTTCTGCGTGGTCAATCGTACAGACCTGCTCATCATGTCGGCAATGAACTGCTGCCAGTCGTCCACCGTCTTCAGGTCGGGCCAAAGGTCTTCAACAGTCAGCCCGTTGGCGTTGCCATGCTTCAAATTAGTGTAGTTATGCCCATTCCAATCGGTTCCAGTGAAACCGCCTACCTGACGGTATAGCACTTCATATTCGTCGCAAGTAGATGAGACGTAGGGCGGCATTTTGATGCCGGCGTATTTCTGCCACAGGTTCCTGGTGTCAGTGTAGTACCTACGTGATCGTTCGGACGCATCGCGGGTGTACCTGAGCACTATGTCTTGTCGTTCCAACGGTTTCGCGGATTCCATCGCGTCGGTGGCGTCGTCTGTCAGATTCTCAAGATCAGTCTCGTAATCCCTATGCAGTTTCTCCAGTTTCTGACGAAGCTGCGCTTTCGCCGGTTCCGGCAGATCCAGATTGTTCAGATCCATCCGTCACCTCCGAGGACGCCGCGCTTCTGTCCATGAGCTGGTCGATGCGTTGTTCCGATTTCTGCCGTTGCTGGTCGGCGCGTAGGCGGGTGATTTCCTCGCGGGTCAGGCCGAGACGTTCGAGTCCGACATCGGAGTCGGCGTAGCCGGTGATCTTGTCGGCGATCTTCGTGAACGCGTCGGCGCGCGCCGCGTCGGAGATTTCCCTTGTGGGCGCCCATACCGGATGCACGTCGCGCATGGAGTCGGGTATCGTGTTCGCGCCTTCGCGCAATGCCACGGCGATGCCCATGGCCCGTTTGAGTTCCCGTCCGAAGGCCACGTTCTGCTTGTCAGCGATGCGCGTCAACCGTCGTTCGGCGGATGCCATGGCCTCGGCGCTGGTCGGATTGTCCAACGTGATGCCCAGATAGTCGACCGGCACTCGGGTCTGCGAGGCGACGAGCATGGCCAAGGTCTTGAGCATGTCCGAATGGGGCGTCATGGACGCCTGCTGCACCTGATGCAGTTGGGGAAGCTCTCCGTTCTCGTCCGCGGTGATCGCGTTGATCGCCTGGATGAGACTCGTCCATGTGTTGCTGCTGAACGCGTCCTTGTTCGCTCCGATGAACCAGAGTTTCGGAACGGAATAGAATTCGGCCGACGCCTCCATGCGGACCACGGTGCGGAATCCGGCGTCGACGAGGCTCATGAGCGAACGGCTGATGCGGCTGTGGCCGAATGGCCGGTCCATCTGCCTGTCGTAGGCGAGCGCGACGGCAGTCGGCTGGTCGAAGTTCGTTTCGATTTTCTCCGCCCGCCATGGGGTCAGGTGGCCGGAGCATTCGTAGACCTTGCCGGGGAGCCACACGTTGAACGCGCAGATTCGTCCGTCCTTGTCGTCCTCGGTGATGGTCAATGCCGCGGCCAGACGGTGGTTGCGTCGGTCCCAGATTCCAGCGGACCAGTCGGCGGAGCGTGGGATCATGCTGATCCGGTCCGGATTCTCCGGGTCTGCGGCGATGGTCAGGAAGCTGCATGAGTGCTTGTAAGCGGATACGATCAGTTCTGACGTGGCCACGTCCAATTGGTTGTCCTCGAACAGGTCGTTGACGCCCATCGTGTCGTCGCCGGATACGCTGAACCCTTCCAGGTCGCTCAGGTCGCTCAATGATCGGACGGCCAGTTCGGGCCATCCGATCATCGCCTCGACCTTGTTTTTGATCTGGTCGGGGATGGAGATTCCGAAGTCTTTGAATCGTTCCTTGCAGTCGTAGTAGGCTCCGCGGATCAGGTTGCGTGGGTATTTCTCACGCCACACGCGCAACAGTTCGTGGATGATGGGCATGTCCTCGTCGTCGACGCCGAGGATGGTGCCGACGTTTCCGCTTGCGGTGTCGAGGTAGCTGCTGCCGGTGAATTTCGGAGCGACACTTACCGTTGTGCCGTCGGCCATGTAGAACACCATCAGAACATCACCTCCTGTCGTCTTCCCGGATGTCGTTTCGTCGTGAACGCCCCATACAGGGCGAGAGTGGTGGACACGAGCGGCGTGATGTCAACATCGCTGCCGAGCTTGTTCCAGGCGATCGCGCCGGACTGTCCCAATGGTCGCGTGGTCGCGCCCTTGACGGCGGCGGCCAGCTGCGGCTGGTATTCGTCCCGTGGATGCTTGAGCGTTCCGGCCTTGAGCATGTCGAGGAAGCGTCCGCACGCGCGGCCCATCTCCTGCATGTTCGTGACGGTGACTCTCACGTGCGCCTTCTTCAGTTCGGGCAGCAGGCTCATGGCCGGTGACTGCGCGTCGATGACCACGCTGGCGGTCTTTGGCCAGTGTTCGGCGAGCCAGTCCACGGCCCACATGGTTCCCGCCTGCCGTGCGTCCTTGATGTTCGCCATCTGGACGATGGCCGAACCGTCCGCGTATCGTAGCGCCGCTCCGATGGTCAGCACGCTCCTGTCCGGAGGCATGTCGATGCCGAAGCTCACCGTGCCACCCTCGGGCACGCCGTCGATGGCCGCGGCCTGCCACAGGTCCGGGCTGATGGCGTACGCGGTGGCGGTCTCATCCCATATGCCAAGCGCCTCACGACGGAATGAATCGTCCGACAGGTTGTTGCGCATGCGCATGATTGCCTGTTCGCTTGTACGTTTCGGATAGCTGGGATTCGCTTTAGCCCACTGTTCGCGGTCGTCCGGATCCGCGTCCTTGTCGGCGGCGAGCTCCACGTAGAGGAGGTTCCCGTCATGGTTCAGCGCGTGCATGCGTTTCTCCGTGAACGCCTCGCACTGGTCTCCCGGCTTGGGTGGATTGCCCATATACACGACCAGTGGGTTAGGACTCGTGTTCAAAACCGGAATCATATTGTCCATCGCGCGCACTGTGAGAATCTGCGCTTCGTCGAACACAGCCACGTCCACGCTGTGCAATCCTCGGCCGAAGCCGTTTTCGCGGGCGCCGAACATGATGCGGCTGCCGGACGTGAACGTGATCTCCTGTTGGCCGTTTGCTCTGCGGATGCGTTCCACATACCGGCCGAGCACTGGATTATGCTCCATCTCGCACATGTCCGCGAATGTCTCGTCGCTGGTGCGCGTATGGTGGGCGGTCCAGATGGCTTTCAGGTTCGGTGTGAGTATCGCCTTGAGGAACAACGCGGTGCCGACGGTGAAGGTTTTGCCGATCTGCCTGCAGCTGGACAGCACGGCGCCGTCCGCGCCACACGCGTACTTGCCTTCCGCGTTCTTGGCGAACAGAAGCCACAAGAAGCCCTGCTGCCACAAGTCGAAACGGATGCCGGCCTTGCGCGCGGCTTTGTTGATTCGCGTGAACTCGCTGCCGACGATGCCTTCCGGCTGGCGGAGGACCTTGGCGATTTCAGACAATCGACGCTCCGACATCGTCCGTCACCTCGTCTTCCTCATCGTCCAGCAGGTCGGTCAGGCCTCCGCCTTGGAGTGATTCGATGCGTTCGCATACGTCGATGAGCTGGCGGCTGATCGCAGGCAGTGCGTTTGCCGGTGTGGACGTGTCATCCATGGCCTTCTGCAGTCGGTCACGGTTGGCGCGCAGCATGTCCATCATGCTGCCGTCCATCATCCTCTCGAAGCTCCGCTGGTCGAGATCCCTTTCCGGCTTCTGTTTCGTTTCCACGGCTTTGACGGGCGGCTTACCGTTCCGGTCCTGTGCGGGCCGGTTCTTTTTCCGACGCCGATAGTCTTTCTGCCTGCATTTCGCGGAGCAATATTTCTGTTGGCTGCCCTTGCCACTTGGCCTAAATTGCTTACCGCATACTTCGCAAATCATTGCGTTTCCTTCATTCCAAAACCAGTGAGGAACCTGAGTTCTTCGCGCAATCTTGTTGCAGCAGCTTCCGCCCGTGCAAGCGTCTTGAATGGACCTCTCTTGTATGCCTTCCTATTCTTGATAACCTCAACTTGCCATGCTTTTCGATCGTTACGCCAGTAGACACCACGGATTCCGGATTTGCTGTTCTTATTACAGGAAACACGATATTCGGAATTCTCCTGAACCGTTACTGTTCTCAAATGGTCTGGATTAACGCATGAACGGTTGTGACAGATATGATCAATCACCATCCCATCTGGGATAAACATGTTATGAGTCAATGCATATGCGAAGCGATGTGCCGGAACGGACGTCTTTGCCAGACGGAATGTGCCATATCCCTTTGGGTGATGAGCACCGTTCCATTCCCAACATTTATTAGGGTCAGTGCTTCTGAAGTATTTATTAAATCGTTCTATGTCAGATGCTGACGCTTTGAAAAAGGCCATATTCCGCCTTTCATTCAACGTATGCGTAACACAATTCGTTACGCTTAAATTTCAAGAGAAATATCGGCACTGCACCCGAGGCGACCGGGAGGGGGTGTACCCGGGGTCCCCGCCCTGGTATCGGAGTCAGATGCCGAACGTTTTGAACGGCATCGAGCTTGCTTTCACTTCCTGTCTGCCAGCCAGCAGCGCTCGTGCGTGTTCGTCTGTCTTGTCGCTCTTCATCCTGTTGCATCTGCGGTGCGTGAGCCTGCAGTTCGCGAAGCTGTATGGATCACCGCCGCGTGAGACCGGTATGAGCTCATCCACTTCGGCGCTCATCGGATGTGGTGTCTTCAATGTCTTGTCGACCGGCTTGCCACAGATGGCGCACACATCGTATGCGGCCAGCACTCTTTGCCTGAGCATGCGCCGCCGGTATCCGTTGCTGACCCGCTCATTGCGCCGCTTGCTCATGTGGCCTCCCCGCATGTATGAGCCCCGGGGTGCCGTGGATTTGCCGACGACTATCTTCGCCGTTGGCTTGCTGGAATGCCGGTATAGGGGCTCCCGTATATGGACACTCCCGTGTCTTGTAGGGGCTCCCCATCATCTGCGAATACCCCTCCCGGATTGTCAATACCCCTACCCCGGATTTGTTTCATGGGTGCCTTCGGCGGGATTCGAACCCGCGTCCACACGCGGCCACAAGGAAGAGAATCCAATAAAGACTCGCGGCCGGTACGATCTACCACTGATTCCTACGAAGGCATACCGGCAGGCGGATTTGAGCATCACCGCATCACGAAAGCACGGGATTGGCTTGCCTGCCACATTGAGGTATGCCCACTCTGACGGGAGTGGGCGGAGCGTGTCCGATATGCCGTTCGGACAGGACGGGATATAACCCAAGGAGTTAGGAGAATCCATCGGTGGATATGAAAAGGGTTCAAACCGTTTTCCGGTTTGAACCCTTTAATCCACTGACAATTCTGCCTTGCACTTTGAAAAATGTCAAATCACGTCATGCCGGGCGAGGCGCGCGTGTACGTCGGACAGGCGGTACAGCGGCTGTCCCTTCTCGTTTCTGCCGGCCGGTTGGATCCTGCCGCGCTTGCGCCACGAGTAGATCGTGTTCACGCTGCATTGGAACCCGCATTCGCGCAGGAGTCCGGCGCATTCCTCTGCCGTGAACGCTTTGCCGGATGCGATGCACTCCTTCAGGAAGCCGAGCCGCACGTCCACCACGCGGTAAGTGCCGCCGCATACGGGGCAGGTGACCTCGACCGCGTCGATGGGCGCCGACAGTTCGACACCGCACAATGGGTTCGGGCATCTTCCGATGCCGTGCTTGGAAGGCGGCACGTCGATGATGGACAAGGTCTTGCGCGCCAAGGATTCCCAGTCGTGCCAGATGATGTCGATGTCCGGAAGCCGGTTCAACCATGGACATGCGGCGCAGACGCTCAAACATTCCAGCAGGGACGGGTGGATCCGGCCGTTCGCCCATGGCATCGCCGATGGCGCGTACAGTCTGCGCCACAATGCGACCGCCATGTCCCCGATCTCCTGCATGTGGTCGAGCACCGGCAATCGGATTGGCGTCGGCGCGGCTGGAAGGTTGACGCGTCCAGGCTGGCGGCCTCCGTAATGCGCGGTCGAGTCCAGGAACTCATGCAGCGAATCCAACCATGCTGGATATTCCCGCAGCCAGCCGCGCATCAGCCCATCGCATCTCGCGCACATGGTGTCGCCGACAGCGCATCCTCCGCCGCAGACGAGGCACACACCGGCGAGCGCTGGTGTTGTTTGGCTGGTGTTTGTTGTGGTGTTGGTGGTGGTTGGTTGGGATTCGTTGGTTGGTTCGTACATTTGTTCGATTCCCTCCGGCGTGATAGTCTGGTTTGTGGTAATGCCAGAGCCCGGCCGGAAGGTCGGGTTCTTTGTTTATTCGGTGGCGGCCTTGGCACCAAATAACTTCGATTGCTCATTTTGTGTCCTTGAGTGTGATGCGTTTCATTCCTTCGCCGCCTTCATTTCTTGGATTTCACCGTCGAAAAAATCGATGATGAGATTGCAGATGGCGGCCGCCGACGTTTTGAGCTGGGCTTTTTCCTCTTCGTTTTCGGCTTTGATGGCGAAAACGGCATCCTTGCTGTTGAAATTGATTCTCATTTCGTGTCCTTCGTGGTTGGGCGGACGGTGAATGCGACGAGTCCGGTCTCGGCATGGAATACCTTGGCCGGCTCGCCAGTCCTCAAGGACATGGACTGCGCGTAGTCGCCGGCATCGTCGATGTTCTCGAACGTTCTGACGCCTTCCGTGGTGACGACGTTGTAGCTCATCTTGCCGGCTCCTTGTCTGCACCGCTCACATGGCTCCAGTCGCATGACAGGCCGCCCCTCTGGTAGCCCGCGTAGACGACGCAGTCCACTTTCCTCGTGTCGGACAGTGTGACGATGCATTCCTTGATGTCGTCGCCGGACCTTTTGGAGCATGTGGTGCCGGTGGCGGCGATGGCGGGGGCCGGGGTCGACGTCTTGGACGCGCTCCCGCATCCTGCGAGCGCGAGGAGGAATACCGGTGTGAGCAGGAACATGGTGATGGCGGTCAGGCCGATGCCGGCGAGCGCGAGTGGTTTGCGTTTTCTCATTTCGAGTGTTTCCTTTCTTGTCTGGTGGCTTCCGTGTTCCATGCGCGGATGGCTTCTTTGAGGTCGTCGTGGCGGGTGAGGATGAGGATGCCGTGGCGTTCGCAGGAGCATGCCCATATCTGTCGTATGGCGGATGTTTTCCGGTTGATGGCTTGGCCGATCCGGTCGAAGCTGATGTTCCGGTTGCCGCAGGTCGGGCATGGCACTGGTTTGTGCCATTTGCGCGGTCGTGTCTCTTTCGGGTGGCCCATTGTCTTTCATTCCTTTCCGTAGATAGCGAGGCTTCGTATGCCGTCGCTCATGCTGTTGAAACATGTGTTCGGATCGTGGGAGATGATGTCGTTTCCGATGCCCTGGAAGCGGAGGCTGGCGGTGCCGTCCGGATGTCGGATGAGTTCGAGTCGTCCGTCGATGACGACGTCCTGGTCGGTTTGGGCGATGCAGCGGCGGCCGATCAGGATGGCCGGATCGGCCGACCGCCATTTATGCAGCGGGACGTTGACGCTCACCGAGGCTCCTCGCCTTCGTTTCCGCCTTGGGCGTCCTTTCCGGCCGCGTCGTAGCCTTCGTCGTACACGTCGTCGAGCAGCGTCTGGAACTCGGGAGAGACGAAGAACGTGCTGATGGCGTCCTTGGCCACGCGCCTCCATGGCTCCTTGCCCTCCATGGGCATCTCGTTCCATGGACGTGGATGGCGGGCCCCGTTGCTATACCAGCGCAGGTAGATGGCCTCGGCCACCTTGTTCTGCGTCTCCAGACCGATCGGAATGGTCTCCTGGTCTGCCATGATGGCTCCTTTCAATATGTTTCCGGCGGTTCCGGCGCGGTACGGTCCGCAATGATGTAGGCGGCGAGCGCGACGCATAGGGTGAGGATGATGAGCAGGACATGCAGGGCGAGCCATTGGATGGGGATCCAGTGGTGGAGGCAGATGCCGATGATCGGCCGGATGATGGCGTGCGGCACGAGCAGCAGCGCGGTGAGGGCGAACAGCGTGGCGAACCAGTCGCCGACGCGGTTGGAGATGCGGTTGATGGTCTGTTTCATTCCGAGGTTCCTTTCATTGTTGGTACGGTTCATGGCCTGTTGGCCATCCAGCCGATCAGGATGGCGGCACATAGGAAGATCACTGCTGCGATGTCCATCACCTTGCTGCTTTCGTGGCGACGTATCGGACCGGATGGGCGGAGAGGTGGCGGATGATGCGCGCGTATTGGCGGATGTCACGGTCGAGGCATGTGCCGGTGCGGTGGGCGCTAGCCACAGGCGTCTCCTCTTCCGGCCTCACATCCCAGCCGGCGGCTTCGAGACTGTCGCGGAGGGTGGCCAGGTCGATGCGGTGGTAGTGCAGCGGGAGGTTCGGGCAGAGTCGGCCGATGAAGTCGAGGTCGAACTGCGGGTTGCTGCCTGCCGGATGGAGGGTGAACGATTGTGCGAGGCTGTCGACGTATTCCTCGAGCGCGTTCGCCGTCGCCGCTTCCGTATATCCGGCATCGAATGCGTCCTCGAGCAGTCCGTTGGCGCAGTGCATGCGCCATGCCTTGAAGTTCTCATCGGTAATGGAGACATTTCGTCCCGCCAATCCGATGACGCGGTGGAAACCGCCGACGCACCGCACGCCTTTCATGTCGGTGCAACGCAGTTCCACCTCGAGGATCCTGTCATGGTCCGGGTCGAGCCCCGTGGTCTCCACGTCCATCCACAGCAGCATGTCCGTTTTTTCAATACCTGTCATTTCTTCTCCCATCGATGTCAAGCCGGGCGATCTCGAGACCTGTCAGACGTGTGGCGGTCCCGTCCATGTTCAGCCGCATCCACCTGCCTTCCCAGTCGAACACTGGAACGTCACGAGGATCCGCGCCGAGCGGCACGATCAATCCCAATCGCTCCGCCTCGGACACATGCTGGTGGACCCACCCATGGCAGCCGGTCGTGCCAGAACCGCACAACTCGACGATGTTGGCCGGACTATGCCTCACATCCGGATCCGCCGCCCGCCGCAACTGACGGTGATGGCCGGAGCGTCCAGGCCAGCATGACGGATCATGGATGTTCGTCCCGCAACGCAGGCAATGCCAACCCTGACGCTCCAAAGCGGCACGCTTCGAATCAGCAAACTCACTCACAACGCACCCCCTCCTGCATCAGACCGTCAACCAACACCAAACACGAAGTGCAATTGGCCCTCAACCCGGCCGCCAACGCCACGATGCCGTCATCCGCCCTGCCACCGGCGAGCGCTCGCAGTTCGATTGTGCTGGCGGTCTGGGCGGTGTCGGTGAGGAGGCGGCTGAGTCTTTCGAGTTGTTCCCTGGTCATTGGTTGTTCTCCTCGTCTTCTTCGTTTTCGTCGGAGTCGGCTTCGGTGATGGCGGCGGCGAGCTGGTCGAGGTGGCTGGTTTCGTCGTCGGTGGGCGTGTAGCCGAGGTCTTGGAGGATCTGGTAGTAGCCGGGGATGCGTCTGCTGGTGTCGTTGACGGTGGTCCAGTCGGTCGGGTCGATGAACCATTCGATGCGTGCGGCGAGGATTTGCACCGCCCAGACCGCCCAGTCGGGTTCGTCGAGGTGGTAGCGGAGTTCGGCGAGCGCCCGTTCCGGTTCGATGCCGCTGATGGTGGTGAATTGTTCGCCACCGCATGCGGCGTCGTTCCATGTGCTCAGCGCCTGCGTGTAGCCCTGCGGGTTCGGGTCGATGATCTGCAGGAGTCCGAGCCGGGCCGTGGTTTCGACGAGCTTGTCGCGTTTGATGCCGTGGAGATGGCCGTGGAGCCATGTCATGCGCTTGTCTGCTGATGCGGCGGCGTATTCCTCGAGCGCGTGCCGGCGGGCGTCGCGTTCGGCCTGTTCGGCGGCGCGTCGGGCTTCCTTTTCGGCGTCGGCGGTCTTGTCACGGCGGGTCCAGAGGTAGACCTGCTGCGAGACCGTGTGGATGGATACGGCTGCGGGGTTCAGTTCGCGGATCTTCTCGATGACTTCTTCGGGGGTGCCGGTGGATGGGAACATGCAGCCGCGGTAGCGCCATTCCGGGTCGCTGTAGGGCTTTTCGGGGTCGGGGATGAGGTTGATGCCGTTGTCGGACCCCACGAGGAGCGCGGCGACCGATTCTATCCATTGCCGGTCGCGGTCGTCGCGTTCGATGCGGCGGAGAGTGTAGTCGAAGTTCGAGGTGCCGGCCGCCTGCGCGAGCTCCTTCTGCCTGTCCGGCTGGCCGTCATATCGCGCTATGGCCACGAGCTGGCCGATGGTGAGCTGGCTGAAATCGTCGCGGGTCGCTCTGACCTCGGTCTTGATGCTGGCGGCCTTGACGCGGTCACGCACGTAGTCGCCGCTTCGGCCGAGCCGGTGGGCGACGCTGGCGGTGGTGGCTCCGAGGTCGAGCATGCCCTGGATGGCGTCGGCCTCCTCGAGGACGGTGAGCTGTTCGCGCTGGCAGTTTTCGGTGACCATGGCCTCCAACTGCTGCAACGGGTCGAGCTGGAGTACGAAGCATGGGACGAATCCGATTCCGGCCTGTTTGCATGCGGCGAGCCTGCGGTGGCCGGCGATGACCCTGTAGCGCTCGCCGTTGGGTACGACGCTGAGGGGCGTGAGGAGGCCGTTGGTTTTGATGCTGGCGGCGAGGTCGGTCACGTCGCCGATGTTTTTGCGTGGATTGTCGGGGTGGGGGTCGATCAGGCTCGTGTTGATGAGCTTGATCTGGTTGCTTTGGTAGCTGCTCATTGCTTGTTCTCCTTGCTGGTTTCTTGGTTGTTGAGTTCGTCGGCGCACGCCTGGCATGCCTGCCACCATTCGCTTGGATGTCCGTCGCGGAGACTTCCGGTGTGGTCGTATTCGTCCTCATGCGGATCCATGAGCTGGTGGACGTGTTCGCAGTTCCAGGTGTGCTTGTGCTGGCGCGTGGGTGTGATGGGTTCCGGCGCCCATGTCTCCCATTGGTCGCGGAGCCATGTGTTGAGCCGTGGGATGTGGCCGCTGCGGATTTGGCCGTCGTTGACGGCGCGCTTGTAGCGGCGGAGCGCGGTCTGGAGTCGGGTCAGTTCGACGGGGTTTCCGGCGATGGCCGCGTACAGGGCTCTGGCTTCGACTTCGGTCTTGCGGCCTTTCGCGCCGACGGATCCGGGATAGGTTTCGGCGAAATGGTCGAAGCCGGATTCCGGCGTGGCGGGTTGCTTCGGTTTGCCGGCGGGAGGGGTCGGAGAGGGTATATCGGTATCGGTATCGGTTTTATGCCATGTTTTTGCTTGGCTGTCCCCTAGCAACTTGCTAGAAGGTTTGCTACCGTTTTGCTCTCCGTTTGCTTGGCTGTTTTCCGGCAAGTCGCCCGACGTTTGCTTGGCCTTTTGGTTGGCGGCCTTACGGCGGCCTCCCTTGCTTCCGGCTTTTCGGCGCGCCTCGCGTTGCTCTTCGGTCAGCACTCGTGGCTCCCTGCAGATGCCTTCGGCGTAGACGGGACGCCATCCGCCGTCGTGCTCCTCCATGAGTCCCGCATCGATGAGCTGCTGGAGCTGGCGCATGGTGCCTCCGGCGTCCTTGAGGTCGAGCTGGTCGAAGTGGCCGGGATACGCCGACGGGTCCTTCGATTGCATCGAGACGCCTTTGGAGTGGATGACGCAGAGTTTGACCCACAGGCCCACGATGGCGAGCGGTAGGCGTCGGATGCGCCTGTCGTCGGCCATCTGGTCGTCGATGATGAACCACATTCTTCTTCTCCTTCCGTGGTTCGGGTTCCTTGGAGGCTTAGCCGATCTCGCCGGTGTCCGGATCGATGGACGCCTCCACGTCGCCATCGTCCATGTCGAGACTGCGGCGCAGGTCGTCGATGACGATCATCTGCCGTGACGTGGCGGGCTTCGCGCACATGTTCTCCATGGCCAGTCCCGCGTCGAGGATGCGCTGAGCGAGGTCCGCGCAGTCGTACACGGCTTCGGTGATGGCGTGGATGCCGCCCCACTTGTCGATGTGCTCCTGCTTGTTTTTGGTGTCCATGACGTTGCGGCATGCCTTGAGCACGACGGCCGCGGCCTTGGTGACCTGCTGCGTCTTGCCGATGAGGTCGATGAGCGTGTCAGGTGTCGCTTCCTGCGGGATGAGCACCTGCTGTTCGCTGGCTTTCATTGCTTCCTCCTTTAGAATTCCGGTTCCGGATCCGGTTTGCCGAAGTCCCCAAATGACGATTGGTCGGCCGCCGGCGCGCCCCACGGATCATCGGCCGGCGGCGCGGCGGGTTGCTGTGTCTGCGCCGACTGTTGCGGCCGTTGGCTCCAGCCACCGACGCCGGTGTTGACGGTCGGCTGCAGCGATGCGGGGTTGCCGTAGACGGGACCGCCCTGGCGGCTGATGCGGGCGACCTGCGCCGTCGCGTACCGCAGCGATGGCCCGATTTCGTCGACCTGCAGCTCCACGACGGTCCGATTGGTGCCGTCCTGCGCCTGATACGAGTGCTGTCGGAGTCTGCCCTGAGCGATGACGCGCATGCCCTTGGCCAATGACCGCACGCAATGCTGGGCGAGGTCGTTCCATGCCGAACAGCGGAGGAAGAGCGCGTCTCCGTCCTCGTACTGGCCGGTCTGCCGGTTGTACTGGCGTGGCGTGTTGGCGATGGTGAAGCTGGCGACCTGCGCGCCCTGGCCGGTGGTCCTCAGTTCCGGATCCGCGGTGAGGTTGCCGACGATGGTGATGACGGTCTCCCCTATGGCCATGTCAGGCTCCCTTCACATATCCAGCCGGTTCCGGGCCGAGCTGGCTTGGATCCTTGGCCTTCCACGCGCATTTCGCGCGCAGGCATCCGGCCTCGCGGTCGATGACGATCTCGCCGAAGCGCGACGGCGCGACCATGGTGAGGTTCCAGCCACGGTCGCGGTTGAGCGCGCTGATGGTCTCGTACAGTTCGCCGATCAGCTCGGCGGCCGTCATGCCGACGCTGGCCGGCGTAAGCGGCCATTCGAACCACTTCTCGCCTTCCGGCCTGATTGGTGTTTTGCTTGGCAACGTTTGCCTCCTTTGGATTGATGTCGTGCCGGGACGCGGATTCGAACCGCGCATCCATCCGCCGACGTGACCTCAACACGCCAATCCATGGCGCCCGCATCCTGTCGCGGGCCCCGGCGAAGGCCGGACGGGAGGAGAAGAAAGAAGATGACCCGTCCGGCTGGTTTTAACGTCTTTTCCTTGACGCGCGCGCGGTTCCGGCATGGCCGCGCATGACGAACCACGTCCATGCCGCAATGTGTGCGGAACCGTCCAAGTCCTTCACTGCCGTTGCTCGTCCAGCCAGCGCGCGAAGCGGGGGTCGGAGCACAGGCGACGCATGATGACGGCCGTCGGAATGAGCACCGCGAACGGCGCGGCGATGAGATGTTCGATCGGATGCGTGCACGCCGGCGTGCAATACAGCACCCACATGGCCAGCAACCACACCGCGAACAGCAGCTGGTGCAGGATGACGTGGGCAAGGGCCTTCATCACATCAGCTCCTTGTTGATGGTGTCGATAACGATGTCCACGAGGTCGGCCACGTCGAGGTCGACGTATCCGACGATGTGACCGAGCGAACGCCTTGCTTCGATTTCGTCCCATAAGTCGCCGCAGGCCGGACGGATGGCGTCGCCCTCGTCCTCAAATTCCCTGAATATCGCTTCGACGCAGGCTTTGCGGATGTCGTTCATTTGTCCTCCTTTTCTTCCCATGGATCAGGCCACGGGGTATCGGTACGCCAGTCGTTGTCAGTCATCACGCACCCACCTCTTCCTCGTATTCGGCCGTGCACTGGTACAGGTGTTGTGCGAAATAGGCGATCATCCGCTCCTTCGGATACATGACGATCCGTCCCACCTTCACGAACTTCGGGCCGATGCCCGCGCTACGCCAGTACGCCAGGGTGCCTTCCTTGATGCCGCAATTGTCCGCGATGCCCTTCGTCGTGTTCATCGGCTTCAACGCCGCCGCCAATGCGGCGAACACCCTGACTTTGTTTCCTTCGAATTCGAAAGGCTGGATTTGGTTGTTCATTGGATTCTCCTTGGATTTTTGATTGCTCCTTCGCATATGCTTGTGATGTTCAATCCGAGCATGAAAGGAGGTGAAATGGATAAGAGCTTTCTTAAAATCGATGGTGTTGTGCTTCCGGGCGCTCCAGATTTCCTTGTCGAACAGTTCAACGAAATCGAGGAGATTCTGAAAGGAATGAAGCCCGGAGAACGCAAAAGCAGAACCTTCATTGCGAGAACCAACGATGACAAAGAGAACATAATCACCGTTTCTCTGCATTGCGGTACCACAATGAGCCTCGACATCATCGATGATGGTTCCGATGCTTATCAAGCGTGTGCTGAACGCTTGAAGAACTAAGGACCGTTCTCTTAAAATCTCTCGAACCATCTTCTGAATCGCCGTCCGCGAGAGAGAGTTCCAATTCCTCGCGGACGGCTTTCCTTATCGCGCCCAGCATCGCCGGGTGCAGGCGTTCGAACTCCTCAACGGAAATCGGGTTCATGGATTCGTCCGCCGTCTCGGCCGGAATGTTGATGCTCATCTCGGATTCTCCTTTCGATTCATTCGTCGGCGAGCGCCTGATTCTGTTCTTCGATCGCTTCCGTCGGCGAGCGCTTAACAAATTCACTCTTTTTTTCTTTGACAAAGAAGTCGCTGACGTCGCATCCAACGACTTCTGAAATTTGATGCAATTCACGAACTGTGAATGGCGATGACGCTGGATACTTGAGCCTCCTTGTCAATGTGACTCGTGGAATTCCTGATTTCTCCGATGCTTCGGAAATGCTGACTTTTGCGCGGGAAAGAGCTTTGCCAACTCGTCTTGCGACTGTTGCTGAGTACTTCATGCTATCCATGCTTTGTATAGTAGTGCCCATTTGGGTAGTATGCAAGTACGACACGCCCAAATGGACAGTTGATAGCAGAATTTCAGTCGCTTCGTTAATGTCCATATGGACATTAATGAAGCGACTGCAAAGGCAATTGCCGCAGAACGATCTGCAGCAGGATTAACCATTAAAGATCTTTCGGAGAAATCTGGCGTGCCGGAGCGCACTCTAATCAGAATGCTGAAAAATGAGCGCGACATAAAGGTGACGCAAATCGCTCAACTTTCAGAAGTCTTCGGAATCAATCCACATGAACTCATTGAAGAGGCTGAAAAATTTGTCGACCGTGCTAACCGCGCAAAGGCCCGCGAGCGCGAGTTTCGGGTCACGGATGAGCTGGTTGACCGTATCGCTTCCCGTCCGGAGGATTTCGGCGTGGCTGCCAACGACGATCCGAACAAGGCACTCGAAGCGGAAACGCCAAGAGATTGAATTTTTAATGCAAATCAACCAAGGAAAGAAGGAAACCATGTACAGGAAGACAATCGCAACGGCCGTCGCCGGTCTGCTCATTCTCGGGCTTGGCGCATGCGGCAACGCCAGTGACGCCAAAACCGCCGACGCCGGCAGCACGAGCCAATCGCAGACGACGAAGAAGCCGGCAGAGAAGAAGCCGGTAGAACAGCCTGCGGATCTGACCGGCACGTGGAAGCAGACCAACTCCGGCAGCACGGATTCCTGGATGGAGGCCGAGATAACGGCCGACACGATCACCGTCCAGTGGGTCAGCGACAACGGCGATACGAAGAGCCTGTACTGGAAGGGCTCCTACAATGCGCCGGACAAGGCCGGTGACTGGAAGTGGACGAGCCAGGGAGACACCGCGGCGATGCAGGCGTCCCTGCTCGGCTCGCAGGACGCCACCAAGGACTTCACCTACACCAAGGCGGACGGCGTCAGCTGGGAGACCACCGCGATGGGCACCACCACAGTGGTGAAGACCGCCAAGCAGTGAGCGATAGGCTCAGCAAGCCGCTCAAGGCGGGAGCTCCAAGGAACTGGGTCTGCGCGCGTCATACGCGGATTGAACTATTAGAAATAACCGAATAGTTCAAAACCGTTGGAAACATCAACAACAGACCATTTTGTTGACGTCAACAAGATGGTTGTGGAATCGGAAGGAGACAAGCATGGCGGACGAACCACAGGAAGGCCGGATAATCCTCTACCAAGAGGACGGGCGCAACGTACCAGTCGAAGTCACGTACTGGCGGGAGACGTTCTGGCTCACACAGCAGAAAATGGCAGAATTGTTCAATGTTACCGTGCCGACCATCAACGAGCATTTGAAAAACATCTTCTCATCCGGCGAACTGACAGAGACGTCAACCATTCGGAAATCTCGAATAGTTCGACAAGAAGGTTCTCGCCAGGTATCAAGAGAAATCTCTTTCTACAATCTCGACGCAATCATCGCCGTCGGATACCGCGTCAACAGCAGGCAGGCCACACAATTCCGCCAATGGGCCACCGGCATCCTACGCGAATACATCGTCAAGGGATTCGCCCTCAACGACGACATGCTCAAGAACGGCAGACCGTTCGGAGACGACTATTTCGAGGAACTGCTCGACCGCATCCGCGACATCCGCACCAGCGAGCGTCGGTTCTGGCAGAAGGTCACCGACCTGTTCAGCGAGGTCAGCTACGACTATGACCCGAACTCGCAGACGGCTAGGGACTTCTTCGCCAGCTGCCAGAACAAGATGCACTACGCCGTCACCCATCAGACCGCCGCCGAAATCGTCATGGATCGTGTGGACGCCGGCAAGCCGAACATGGGATTGACTACTTGGAAGGGCGCTCCGAAAGGACATCCACGGTCCACGGACGTGACCGTGGCAAAGAACTATCTGAACGAACGCGAGATGAAGGCGTTGAACACGCTCACCACCGGTCTGCTGGACCTCGTGGAGGCACGAGTACTGAACCACACCCTCACCAGCATGGAGGAATGCGCCACGCTGATCGACCGGTACATCTCCCTGTCGGGCATGCCGTTGCTGGAAGGCAAAGGCAACCGTGGACACGAGCAGATGAGACGCAAGGCCCTCGACGAGTTCCACAAGTGGGATGCGGCACGAGAAAGCGATTTCGACAGGTTCGCCAAGGGATTGGACGGAACTGGACGGTGAACGACGCCACATTGACGTCCTGGTCGAAGACACTGGGCGTGCGAGTGGAGGAACGCCGGCTGGCCGGAGACAGGTGCGGGATCTGCTACGATCCGCTCCGCCTCATCATCCTCGACGAACGGCTGGCCGGATTCCAACGCCGCTGCACCTTGTGCCACGAGCTCATCCATGCCAGACACCACGACCCCGGCTGTGGCAGCCAATACGGGGTCAAATGCGAGCGCCGTTGCCGCAGGGAGACCGCGCTGGCGTTGATCAGTCCGGTGGATTACGGCATGGCCGAGGAGATTTATGAGGGCGCGGCGTGGCCGATGGCGGTCGAATTGGGTGTGACGGTGCAGGTGCTGATGGACTACCGGCAGCTGCTTCATGATTCCGGCGTGTGCATGCAATAGTTATACGCCTTTATACGTGCTTATAGAGCCTTATACCCCTTCGGATTCCTTATAAAAAAAGACCCCGGCCACCCGCATACCGCGAGCGCCGGGGTGAAAAACATGTGGGAAGAAGCGCCATGAAAGTGACCATTGATGATCTGTGGCTCAAGAATGACGATGATGGCAATCCGCCGAGTCGCGCGGCCAAACGCTCTTTGGCGAACTCACGCGATCCGATGAAGGCCAATGTGCCTGAGAAATGGCGTAAAAGCCGTTATGGAGTCGGGATGCGCTGGCGTTGTCATTGGACCATCGTCAAGGACGGTAGACGTATGCAGAGGGTGAAGCAGTTCGCCAGGCTCGCCGAAGCGCAGGAATATGCCGCGGCCATGGAGGACGACATCCGGCGGGGACGCTACCGCGATCCTCGTCAGGAGCTTCGTGTCCTGGATGACGTGGCCGGCGAATGGCTCGCGTCGAAGGTTGATCTGAAACCCGGCACCGCAGGCCGGTATGCGAGGGAGCTGCGCCTGTACATCCTGCCCAAATGGGGTGGCATGACGTTGCGGGAGCTGCGCCCTGACATGCTGCAGGAGTGGGTCGGCCAGCTCATGGACGGTGGTTATCTGGCCGCGTTGCCGGACGGGCGTGATTCGAAGCCGCTGAGCGCGAGAAGCATCCGCAATATTGTGAAAGTCGTCCTCAAGGGCATCTTTGACTACGCCGTCTCGAACGGGTGGATCGGCGAGAATCCTGTGGACAGGGTCACCGTGCCGAAGATCGTCTCCGACGACGACATGGTGTTCCTCTCGGTCCGCGAGGTCGAGTTGCTCGCGGACGAGGCGGAGAAGATCGGAAAGCCGGTGGACGGTCTGCTGGTCAGATGGCAGGCCTATACGGGATGCCGCATAGGCGAATCGCTTGCCCTCAAGGTCGGTGACGTGGACGCGGACAGGCGGCGCGCCAGGATAGGCCGCACATGGACTGACGACGGGCACGGCGGCAGCATGCTCGGCACCCCGAAGAACGGCAAGGCCCGCAACATCGCGATACCACGGTTCCTCATGCCGCAGATCAAGGCGCAGATGGATGGCATGGGTGATGACGACTGGCTGTTCCGTGCCACCCGTGGCGGGAACGTCTGGACGAACACGTGGCGGACAAGGATATGGAACAAGGCCGTCAAAGCGGCCGGCATGGAGGACGCTGGCGTGACCATACACAGTCTGCGCCACACATACGCGAGCTTCGCGATCGCCCAGGGCGCGGACGTGAAGACCCTGCAGATGCAGCTCGGCCACTCCTCTCCCAGCATCACATTGAACACCTACACGGCGCTCTGGCCGGAACGATTGGACGACGTGGCCGACGCGATCGGAGCCCTCCGCGAGCGCGAACTCGTGTGAATCGGGCATGGAGGTTCCGCGGCGTTTGTATGCATTTGTATGCGGATTGTTTTCGACGGAAAAAATAAGCCCTTGAAAACCTAATGTTTCCAAGGGCTCCGGTCGGGCTGACAGGATTTGAACCTGCGACATCCTGCTCCCAAAGCAGACGCGCTACCAAACTGCGCTACAGCCCGTTCATGCACTCCCGCACGTGGCAGGTGAACACGAGTTTCCATTGTAGCGTATGGTAGGACAACGACAGGCTAGAATGGCAAATACTGGAGGGAACGCGCATGGGACGTCATCAGCAAGCCGAGGCTTCAGGCATCATTTCCTTCATGGCATGCGCCACTCTTGCATGGATCGCCATGGACCTATATCTGCAATTCGCTCCCGCCATCTGGCGTGTCACCCAACGCCTGTTCACCGTGTGTGCCGGAATCACCGCGGGATGTGGAGTCATCTCGTTCACCTTGGGGTATGCGCGCAACTCCAGGTCGATGACGTTGAAACATGGCTGGACCATTCCTATTCGCCGTATCTTCGAGATACTCGCTTTGTCCGTGGTCTACGCGTCGACCATTTTCGTCACGGCGTTCATGCTGCTTTCCATTGCCAGCAACATGATGGGGTTGCGCACGTTAAAAGGCTATCTGACTGCGCTCTGCGCCGCGATCTCGGGGGTCGTAGGCTATGTCACGTTCGTACAGGCGGAACTCATGAATGCCAAGACCATCGCATCCTTGTTGCCGTTCTTCGTGGTTTCCGGTGTCAGCATCGCAGGATTGACGTCCGATGATCCATACTGGTACAACAACAATTTCTCCCAATTGGGCGATCGAACCACTTTTGCTGCTCGTATGTTCAATTCGACATTGATGTTGGCCGGCGTCTGCATCGTCATCATCAGCTATTTCGCGATTTCGGAGCTCATCACCACGCACCGTCTGCAGATGCAGTATCTGTCTGCAAGCGATGAAAAAGAAGCTCCCAAACACTTCAAGGCGCGGATTCTTCTGCTATCGACCATGCTGACGCTCGCAGGCATCGCCTTCATCGGCATCGGCATGTTCCGTTACACGCCGCATCCGATTCTGCACAACGTATTCGCCCGCGGTCTTCCCTGCCTGATGAGCGTGCTGATGATCGCGCTGCCTTGGCTGGCCCCGCAGCTTTCAAAAGTAGTATATGTGATTTCAGACCTAGCTATCGTGATCGGGGCTCTTGCCGGGTTCCAGTGGTTGGCGGGGCGTAACACGTTGACGAACGTCGAGGCTCTTGCCGGCATGATGTTTCTGGGCTGGTTCATCATCTTTTCACGGCAGATTGCGGCCATCGAATCCGATCGTGTGCAGACGCAGCTTATTCTGGCGCAAACCAAGCGGCCAGAATCCGTCGAGGATCTTGCGGAGGTCAGCGAAACCGTTCCTGGAACCGTTTCCCGACTCTCGTCGGAAGTCTAA